CCTTCGTTAAAAGCAGTTTCATAGGGATCTTTTGAAAAAGATATCCTATTATAATAAGCTGATTCTAAATCAGCTAAAACTCTTTCGCCCTCTTTTGTATTAAAAGTGGTTTCATAATCTCCTTGTAATTGTTTTAATTGCTTATCAATATCATCTATCATTCTTCAGTATCCTCTTCTAAAGATTGAACTTGATTCATTGCTTCTTCCATAACTTCTTGATTTTCAGGTTGATTCATTTCTGTCATTGTTTTAGCTTGCGACATACCCATTTCACTTTGTTGTTGCATTGCTTCAGCTTGTTGTTGCATTTGTTGTTGTTCTGCTCTTTGTTTTCTTATTTGTGCTACTTCGTCTGGTCCACGAAGTACAGTTTTAGGAACTCCTAACAACTCGGCTCTTAGTCTAATTGCTGTATCGTTGTCAAATAAATCTAAAACACCTGGATCTGCTTGTGCTAATTGCATACCTAATTGATATAATCTTTCTACAGCAACTGCTTCTTCCATTCTTTGTGAACGAGCTAAAGGTCCTATAAATTCAACTTGTAATCCTTCTCCCTCTATTGCTTCAGGTGCAGGTAAAAAAGCATTTGCTCTAAACATAATGTTAAATACTCTTTCTATTAAAGGATTTAAAAACTCTGATTGGAATCTACCAAGTGTAGGTCCAAGAAGTCTTTGCATTAATTCATATCTTACTTGTACTTCTGTAGCTGTCATTTGAGGCCCATCTTGTAATTGCAATTGGTCAGAATAATATGCTTGACGTATTGCAGTTCTTAATTGATTTTCTTTCATATCTGTTACTTGCCAATTGGATGCTATTTGTAAAGGTTTAATTGCTGCATCACTTCTTACTACTGTTATACCACCAGGTGTCATTCTTACTTTACCAATAACACCATCGTCTTGTACTAATAGTGGTGGATCAATAGCTTTTGCCCATGCTTTAAGTCCAATTTCTACAGCTTTGTTTAATGTTTTAATATCAGGTAAAGCATTGTAAGATGGTGAACGTCCAAATATTTCGCCTGTTGCCTTAGACCATCTAGGTACAAGATAAGGAAATTCATTATACCCTCCTACCCTAACAGTCAGTTTATCTTCTTCACATACATGACATGAATGAAATGGTAACTTGGTAGCTCCTTTGCCTAATGCTCTTTCGTAATCTTCAAGTGGTTCTACTGCATGAATAAAATTAAACATTTTATCTGGCTTATCTTTTGCAGCTTCTAATACTTTTTCTCCTACATTTTCTTCACCAAATTCTTGAACAGCTTGTCTAGCAGATAATTTATATTTTCTATAAAGGGTATCTATGTATCCAGAAACATTTTCTTGTATATAGTATTCTGCAATATGCATTGTATTAAAATGAACACTGTCTTTTTCAAAACCACCACTACCTTCTTCTACAAATAATGCACCTGTTCCAATAGAAACTAAGTCAAGATACATTTCGTGTACTTCTGTATTAAAATTGCTTTCATTAAATACGTTGTACATACGTTTTGCAGAATCTTCTAACCACAATTGTACTTCTCTGTTTTCCATTAATTCTTCATCTTTAACTTTTATAGAAAACCATTGTAAAGATGGTGACGTTAATGTTCCTTGTAAACTAGCTGCGAGTAAATTGCTAGCAGTAATAGCTGTTGAATCAAATAATATTTCAGTTCTTTTTTGACCTTTAGTTCTCGTAAAAACAATATCAGCTTTTCTTGGCATTACATAGTCAAGTATTTCTTGCCAATGATCCTCCCACGTTCCTCTTGAACCTTCCATTTGGTTTAATCTTTTCTTTATGTAATTAAATTTTTCCATTAATATGTGTTACCTGAACCACCAAGTATAGTTTTACCAACTGATGCTTCTTCGGTTACCCCTTCTCCACCTGTAAGTATAGTTCCAGCTCTGCCCATCCTACCAATTTGCAAAGATTTTTGTTTTTCTTTTTCTAATTTTTCTTTAGCTTCTCTTTCCATTCTAATTAATTCTGTATCTACTGGTGGTGGTTTTGGTACTTTTGGTTTCATACCCATTTGCAATTCTCCTTTAACATTCCGTAAACTGCTGCGTCTACATATGTTTCGTCTATTTGCATTGCATTTTTCATAAGACCTTCTTTTTCAAAACCAATACCTTCTATTAATTTTTTAATTCTATTATTATTGTTATCACAAGTTGCTGTAGCCCTACTACATCCTGCTTGATTAAATATGTAATTAAACATTAATTTAATAACTTTTCTTTGACAAGCCCTTGGTGTACCAAGTGCTGTATGAACAAAAATATTATTGCCATCATAATCAGAAAATAAAATTACTCCTAAAATTTCTTCATCTTCTATAATTCCTATATAGGAAAATTTGTCGTTGTCAGAATATAAATGTGCTTTTGGTTTTATCCATTCATAACATCTATCTTTCCATTCTTCTGTACTAACAACTTCTATCATTATCCACCCAGTAAAGTTTTGCCTGTACTAGCAGTATTTTCTGTTCCACTTGCACTAGTCATAATTGTTTGACCACTTGTTCCGTAACCAGAACCTAATGCTGCTGATCTTTTTGCTGCTGTAGCAGCTATTGGTGTAAGAGCTTGTTTAGTTTTTGATTTTTTTTTACCTTTAACTGTATTTGTTACACCTTTAAAAATACTACCTATTGCTTTAAATATTCCACCCATTTAATAACCTTTCCTTTTACCTTTTTTCTTTGGCATATTCGTTCTCCTATGCAAAAACATTAAAGTCAGATTCTGCTTGTGTATAGCTAGGTTGATAATCTTTTATCCTAGCTTTTCTTAAAGACATAACACAATATCTCATTGCAGAAATAACATCATCGTTAATTGGAACTATTTTTCCGTCTTTACGATGATACATACGCAGTTCTTGTAATAGTTTATCTTGATTTTTAAAGATTTTCAATCTTTTTGTCTGCATACGGGTATACATTTCTTGTATTCCAGCTTCAACTGAATTGCCACCAGTGCCATCTCTTTGTCCTTGAGATGGTGGATTACTAAAATGTTCTCTTAACATATTGCATCCTTCTGCTCTATATTGTTCTGTAAGCGACTTACCAGAGCCCTTATCTGCTTGTCTACCATCCATAGGCCACGCAACTGGTATCCACTTTCCTCGACTTTTAATTGCACTTGCATGAATAGGTACAGCTTCTTGTCGCATAGCATAAGAATCATAAACATATGCTATATCTGAATCTCTATCCCAAGCAATCCAAACTGCTGCCGTAGGGTGATTCCATCCAAAATCTATGCCACATAATCTTGGCCAGTAAGTAGGTATTTGTATTGGGTCACATATAATATCTTCTTCTGCTACTGGAAAAACAAGACCAGAACCTAGTTGTGGTATTCCTTGCTCTCTCATTTTTCTTTCGTGTGGTGGCAACGCAGCTAATATTTGATCTCTTACCTCTTTTGTCATATGAGGTGCGTCATCCCACCCTGCTTGTAGTAGTGCTTGACCAGGTTTTAAATTATTTACAAATTGTGCCACTGTTTGAGTCATACCATTTTCTGGAGTAAAAGTCATGAAAACTATTCCACCTCTATCTGCAGTTCTTGTTAATGCTTGACTATATATTGCTTGTGGTGGTTCTTCATCTAGCCATACTACGTCTACAGCTTCCCCCATCCATTTTTCTTTACCCATTTCATATGCTTTAAACCCTAGCCTAGACCATCCCCCCGAAACGTGCTTGACGACTACCGAGTTATGTGCATTTGGTACACCAGGTTTTCTAGTTGCATTACCGATTAAATTAAGTGGTATAGATCCTGTACCTCTAGCTGATGGATCATCTGGTTGTCCTACCAGTTCTTTTTGGCATATATCTCTAGTTGTTTCATTAGATGCACCACCTGCCCATGCTCTAATAGGTCTATCAAATTTTTTACCTGTCCACCAGTCTGGATATTTACCCGTTAAATGGAATGCTATTTCTGCTGCACCACAAAAAGACTTACCTATCCTATTTCCTGCCATAAGTAGCCGTTGTGATGCTTGTGTATTGTGGAATTTCTTTTGATATTCGTATGGTTTATAATCTGCTAGTCTATTAGTAGCCTTTCTATGTTCTAATTCTTTAGCTATTTCTACTGCCCTTTCTAGTTGTTCGCTCAATGAGGAGTTTCTTCCTTATTTTTTGGTATTTCCTCTAAATCTAATTGCCAATAATGGCTATGTAAATCATCTAATGGTTCTATTACGTTCCTAACTATAGCCATAAGTTGTGCATCTTGTTTGCAGTTACCATTTATATAATAAATAACAGCACTTACTCTTTGGTGTAGAACTTCAAAACTTTTTCTTAACGCATCTGGTCGCATAGTTAACCTTAGTTAATATCATTTCTATCTACAGAAATAGCTGATAACAAATGTTCTAATTCTTTTTGTAATTCCTCGTCAGATTTTTTACCAGTAACATCTTCAACTTTGTGAGTAGTTTGATAACCAGTTCTGTCCAAGATCGAATTGATTGCACCCAGTCTAACTGAAGGACTTATTCTTTCATCCTCAACCAATTTTTTTAGCTTATCAACTGCCATCGGCACACAAGACCCCATCAGTCGTCTGGTCTCGTTTTCTATCTCTAAAGATAGCTTGTTTTTTAACTCATATCCTTGTTGTTCTGCTGATTTTGCCGAGTATCCTGCCTTAACTGCCGACTGCGTTGCATTACCAGTTTGACTAAAGTGCCTAACGAACTCTTTTTGTAGCTCTGTAAGTATTTTTCCCATCTTTATATTCTACAAACCTACAGTCCTAAAGTCAATTAATAACTGTTAATAAGTCGATTTTTCCCTCCACTGTGGGAAGTAATCCATTTATATACAATCTCGAGGCTCTTTTGGGGGTATCACAATATAGAAATCGAAAATAAAAACCCGTCAAAGAAGTGTATGGGTGCGTAGGAAACCAATATATAAACAAAACACACAAAATAATTATTATGTAAACTTATAAAGAATTAGAATATAAAGGGTTGTTGTCTCTCTCTATAAACAAGACATAACAATCTGAATACTTTTCAAGGTTTATATTATCCCCGCCGTTATTTTAAGTAGCTTGATCCCGCAAGGGTTGTATCTTGTTTAGTGTTATTACTTATAGGTAAGTAGCATATTAAAAGCCTAGATTATTATATTATCGTTGTTGTTATTTTGGATAGATTTTAATTAATTTCTATGATCTGGCAAATATCCAACAGATCTTGTAAATTCTACAGCTTAAAAGGTATCATATCAGGGTTTAAAGCTCTTAACCCTTACCCATATACATATTAAATTTAGCTGTTGTTG